TCAGCGCCACCCGGTGTCTGTGCCGGGGCCACTCAGATCGGCCTGCCACTCGACGGCCTGGGTCTGGATTTCTTGGGCCGACACACCTGACATGGCGAAGGCGAAGAGCTGACCTGCGGTGGCCACTTCGATCATGGCGGCGGTCACCTCGGGTGTGACCGTGATGGGATACTGCGCTTGTTCAAGAGGGACGAACGGCCAGGTGACGGCGGTCGCGAACGTTTCATGCGCGGCCGTGAGCCCTGCCTCCTGCACCGCCTTGATGATTGTGCTGGCCATTTTGGCGTCGATGTAGGTGGCGATGGATGGCGTGGACATGGGGCGATTCTAAGGGCCGCTGCATGGGCTTTGCAAGCCTCTTGCAGCGACCGTGCATTGAGGGCCTACACGGTGCAGGCGGCGGCGAGCTGGACCAACTTGGTGCGCTCCGAGGTGGCAGGTGCAGGCGTCTTGCGGATGATGATCTCTCCAAAGGTCTGCTTGCCTTTGGCCTGGGCCTGGTTGAGCGCTCCGTTACGTGTCTTCACGGCCGTGGTGTGCCAGCCATGGAAGAGGCGGCGGTTGAGGTCGGAGTCGTCAACGGTGACGATCCAGTCGCCCTTGAGCTGCTGCACCCGGGTGGCGAACTCGGTCATCTGGGCCTCGTTCCACCCATCGTAGCAGTCGGCCTTGGACTGATAGTACGGCGGGTCCATGAAGAACAGGGTGCCTGGGGCGTCGTACAGGCGTAGCATGCGCTCGTAGGACAGGTTCTCGACGCTGACCTTGTCCAGGCGGGCGCTGAGGTCTCTGATGGCCTGCTGCACGTTTTCGCGGGATCCTGTGGCGGCCCCGCCGCTGGTGCGGGAAACGCCGTAGCTGGTCATGGATGTCCCGAAGCCGATCTTGTTGCGGATGAGCCAGCGAGCCGAGCGCTGGAGATCCGTGAGGCCTGGCTGGGCCATGAAGTCCTTGAGATTCTGGCGGGCGTTGAGCGTCCACTGGATCTCGCCGATCAGGGCCTCGGGGTGGAACTGGACGCAGCGGTATAGCGTGACCAAGTCGCCATTCAGGTCATTGACCACCTCGACGGTGGACCTTGATTTTGCGAGGAGTACTGCGAGGCCACCGGCGAACGGTTCGACGTAGGCGGTGTGCTCTGGCAGTGGTAAAAGGTGCTTGAGCAAGCGGGATTTTCCGCCCGCCCAACGGATGAGCGGTTTGGTTCTTGGAGTCGTCATTGAAGCGACTGACTGACACCAATACCACCTGTTCAATATCCAAACCTTTACTCCGCCGTGGTCTTCGTGGCGAGGGCTTCGACCTCGGAGCGGTCGAGGCGGAGGCGGGCCTTGGGCTTGGTCTGCTTGGCTGTGAGGAGTCCTTCCTTCACGTAGCGGTAGACGCTGAACTGGGAGCAGCCCAGGATCACGGCGGCCTCTTTGGCCGAGATCTGGGGCAGCTTGGGGACGGGCTTTCCGGCCTTGATCACCCAGGCACCATCGCTCCGCTGAAGGGCGATGGTGGGAAACTGAAATTCAAGCTGTGATCCGGGGACGGGCATCAGAGCAAGGTCAACTGTGGGTCAAGGGCTTTGCGCTGTTGCTCCGTAAAGTGTGCAAGCGCCTCTTGATAGCTGTACGCACGATAGACACCCTCACGGCCGCGCTGATCGCCCGCACCGTGCCACATCGTGATAAAGCCGAGCTGGAGCAATTCTGTGGTGCGGGGGCGAAACGTGAGGATATCCATGTTGGCTTTGGCCGCGATCTGACGGGTCGTGCCGGGGCCGTGTTGTTTCCACGCCTCATAGACCGCCAACCGCAGCTCACTGAGGCGAGACTGGAGGCTCTCCCACGTTTCGATTGAGTAGTCGATGGCGGTGTCCATATCAGAGGTCGTGGTATTTGAAGCAGGAGTCGAGGTATTCGAACTCGATGCGGGTGATGGTGGTTTGAGGCCGGCAGCCCTTGTGGGTCTTGCAGAAAAAGGCGATGAACTCGTCTGGTGTCATGTCTGGGAAACCTTCACGGGCGGTTTCGTTCGGTCGGGTCCGCAGCTTGTCGAGTGGTTCCCGGATGACGCTGACGATCTGGATCCGGCCGAGCTGCACGTGTTTCTCGCCCTTTTTGAGACCCATGCCCTTCTCGATGGCCATGACGATATCACCCGCCTTGAGGGTAAGCCATCCGAGGCGGCGGGTGACGTCTTTGGTACGCGCCCTAAACTGTGGCGTCGTGAGGGCAAAGGACATTCGATTCATGGCTTGAGTGCCTCCTTGGCTTTGCGGTTGGCTGCTGTCACCTTCTCGAACTCTTCAACGGCCCGGGCGTACTGGGCACGGAGGACGGTGAGAGCCTGGTCCCAGGTGAGGTCCGCAGCTGGAACGTGACCATGGGCAGCAGCGATATCGACATCGACGCGGAGACGGAAGTCGCCCCAGTAGAGCGAGACACGATTCCGGCGTAGCTCCTCGGCCAGCGGAATGGGTTCTAGGGGTGGACGGGGCATGGTCAGTTTTTCCCTTTCTGCTTTTCGAGGTAGCGGAGCGTGGTCTCGAAGGTTTCAGGGTAGCCGTCTTTGCGATAGAGGGCGTTCTTGGCCATTGGAGGCAGTGAGCGAAAACACGGGGCACAGAAGCTCATGCGGCGTTTCTTGGAGCCACCACAGCCGAGGCAATCGGTGCTCATGAGATTGGTATAGGCGCGGTGTGGCATGGCGGTCTACTTGCGGAGTTGTTTGAGCTTTGCCTCCAGGAGCTTGATGCGGCTCTTCTGGTTGGCGGTTTTGGCGTTGGCCAAGCGGATGGCCTCAACGATGGTGGCGGGGTCGTGGGTGTGGACGAGGCTGGAACGGCAGTCGTCGACGCTGGTGTTGACGAGCATGTCGGCAGTGCGTGTGCCCTCCAACGAAAGCACACAAGCCGAGCAGAGATCTGCCGCGACCCAATGGCATGCCTTGCCGGTGCGGTCGGTGCAGCCGTGGCAATCCATGTCGGTGCAGTGGCAGACGCGGCATTGCCGAGGCTCGGTGAACTCGTGGCCCAGGAAGGCCGCCCGAGATCCGCAGCACACGGGCGGCTTGTGATCTGGGAAGACTTTGGGCACGTAGAGGTCTGACTTGCATCCATTGCAGAACCAATGGATGCAGTCGTACTGCTTGATAGGCTTAGGCTTGGCCATGGGTGGAGTTCCTCCTGTTTCTGATGGTGTACATGAGATTCCAGATCTGCTTGGCGGTGGCCTGGGCGATGGTGCACTTGTAGGTGTCCATGCAGATCTTCTCGGCATAGGCTCGGTCGAGACCGGCCTTGGTGAGCTCGGTGTCGAGCTTGTGAAGGGCTTGACGCTTGGGGTCGCTCTGGGCACGCATGGTGGCCTGGAAGGCACCGCCGCTGTCGCCTGCAAGGTTCTTGAAATGGGCCAGCAAGACGAGGTAGTCGCCGTTGGTGGCCTCGCTGATGCGGCGGCCACAGGCGGCAATGGACTCCTGGCCGCGCCAGTCGGCTTCCTTCTCGTCAGTGAGGTCGAGATCCCTGGCGCGGGTGTAGCCCTTCTTGGCCCACTGCGAGAGTGTGGCCTTTTGGAGATTGCTGAGAGGCTTGCTCAGCGTGGGGATGGGTTTGGGCATAACTCAGGCGGTGGGAGGTTCAGGAAAGTGCATCCAGTGAGTGGGCGGTGTGCCGGCCAGCAGGTCGGGGCTGGAGAGGAGCGAGCCGTCGACGCTGTACCAGTCCCCCTCTTCGAGGTAGCAGGGCCAGACGGGCTCTGAGTCCCACAGGGGTGAGGTGCCGAGGACGCTGGTGTTGTCGTCCGGCACGGATTCACTGACAGGGATCCAGGTAAGGGTAAGTGGCATGGCGTGGCGTTGGTGGTGGTGAATGAGTGATGGAGCAGCTCCGGGGAGCTGCTCCGGTGAAGGGTCAGCCGGGGATCTCCAGCTCGGTGAGCTCTGCCCCGACCAGGGCGAGGGCGCGGAGGCCATCGGGGCCGTGTTTTTTGAGGGTGGCCTTGATGTCCTCCGCTGCCTTTTGAATGCGCTTCTGCTGGGCTTTTGGCATTTGCTCGATCATGATGCGGATGGCTCCGAGAGAGGCTTCTTTGCTGGTCATAGATCAGAGGGCGTTGGGGGTTTTGACTTTTCCGCCGAAACGATCCCAAGCCGCCTTTTCAGCGTCTCCGCCGACGAGGCGCAAGGGAGCGGTGCAACGGTGATGGTGCTGCTCCTCAAGGACCTCGGAACGGCCGTCATAGAGGGCGCGGAGACGGGTTCGAGAAGTCACCACCCACGTAAGGGCGGCCCAGTGGGAGACAACCAGGGCGATGAATCCCCAGGTCATGCCCGCAGGAGCCTCGGAGAGGAGGCCGCAGAACTGGCGGGGCCATTCCCACAGGCTGTCGGCCTGCGGGACCTCAGGGGGCACGGCGGCTGCGCTGAGGTTGGGCGGTGGTGCGTCCATGATGACGTAGAGGGGTTCCTCTGCGACATCCATTGGCGGCATGGTGCCGGTTGCGTTGTCGCCACCGAAGGCGATGAGAGCGAGCAAGAGCAGTGTTTTCATAGGGCTTGCAAGGCGGGTGCGTTGAGGTTGCGGGTGATCAGGCGGTCTGCTGGACGGTCTCGGGCTGGAGGTTGAGATCGATGACGAAGCGCTCCTCCTGGGCGACCTGGACACCGAGGCGGGCGAGATAGGCCGTGAGCTCCGTGGTGTTGCTGGCATCGCCAGTCTGCTGCGAGTGCTCCACAGCCGTGCGGTGGGAGACGAGGATGGACTCCTTGTCGGGCTCCTCCTTGGTGCGGATGAACTCCATGGCCCAGCCGCCAGCGCGACGGCAGGCGTCCACGAAGCCATCCCAGGTCTGCTTCTTCTTCTCCCCCGTGGCGCGCATGAGGACCACGGCGGGCGGCGAGATCTGCCAGCCGATCTTGTGGCCGCCATAGAGCTCGGACTTCTGGCGCTTCTGGAAGAGCTCGGGGTGCGCCTCGGCGAAGCGCATCAGGGTGGTTTCCTGAAGCGCCTTGGTGTCCTCGAAGGCGCGGGCCTTGTCATCAGCCTCCTTCTTGATGCGCTCGATCTCCTGCTTGGCCTGGTTGTGGATGGCCTCGGCCTGGAGGTGGGACTCGATGTAGGTCGCCAGGGCGGCGCGGGCCTGGGCTTCGGTCGGGGCGGGAATCGTGACGGGCTTGGATGTGGTGCGGGTGCTCATGTGGTATGTGGCGTTATAGGGTGAATGGTGGTGGGTTTTAGATGCGCTGTCCGTCCAGTGCGAGAGCCTCGAACTGCTCGGTTTCCGCTGCATCACATGCTGCCCGCAGCTCGGGCAACCAGGAGGGTGGCTCGTCCTGATTGCGGGTTTGAGCCTCTACCTCTTCGCAGGTCAACTTGGCCCAATAGAGGAGGTTCTGAACGACTTGGATTTCGGTGAGGGTCATGGCGTGGCGTGGTATGGGTTTGGTGGTGGCGAGTTACTCGGCGGTCATGAGGACGGCCTGGATCAGGGCGGTGACGCGGATTCGGCCTTCATCGGTGATGATGTGGGATCCCCTGCTGGAGACGATGAGCTGGCGGCGGTGCAGGGATTGCAGGACGCCGTTGAGCTCGGCCTCACTCATGCCGAGGTCCTCACGCAGGCGGTCCTCACTCATGCGCAGGACGTTCTGAGCCAGGGCCACGAGCACCAGGGCCGTGGCGACGGTGACCTTGGAGCCGTGCAAGTATTGCAGCAGCGTACGGGTGCCGTTGAGGACTTGTTCAGCCCCGGGCATTTCATTGATGTCGTATTCGATGGGCATGGGGTGGCGTTCTATGGGCTGAGGGTTAGCGGAGGCACTTGGGACGGGAGGCATCACGACGGCGACGGGACTGGAGCCGGGCGTTCATGCGGTAGAAGCGGGCGCGGTGGAGTTTGATGGCCCGATGGAGCGTGGGGCGAAGCTCGCAATCCTTATTCATGTCGCTGAGGACGGTCTCGGCGACGGCGAGGGTGATACCGAGAGCCTCGGTGACGTTCATGGCTGGGCGCTTTGACATGGCGTGGAGGTGTGGGTGGTGATGGGTTCGAGGAGTCTTAGGACGGGTCTTCCAGGAGACGGTAGTTCCGCACCAGGTGCTCGTGGGCGAGCTGGAAGGCTTTGTTCGGGGTCTTGGCTGCCCCTTTGGTCATCAGCTCGCGGGCAATGCGGATCTGGTGCCACAGGGCACGCAGGCGGCCGTGGTGGGTGACGACGGTGGTGGCCAAGTCGAGCAGGTCGGTGGCGGCCTCGGGCCAGACGCGGGTGAGCAACTCGCCAGCGGCCTCTCCGGCCTTGTCCTTGAGGTCGGCCTTTATGCGCACACCGACGCGGCTAAACTGCTGGTCATTCTCCTCAATGGCATCGAGCAGCTCGGGATTGCCGATCAGGGCAATGGGGCACCCGGTGGCATCATGGAAATCGAAGAGAGCCTCACGGCCCACCCTGGTGAGACGGTGGGCGTTGTCGATGATCAGCATGCGGCCCGACCCCTTGAGACGTTCCACGAGGAACGAGCCGCGATTTCCATCACGCTTGCGGCGGTAGGCGCTGGTGTCGATCTGACGCCAGATGGCGGTGATGATGCCGTTGGTATCTGAGCCACTGAACCGGCTCAATGTGATCTGGAGGCTCAGCGGGTTCTTGCTGGTGTAGAGCTGGATGGCGCGGCTCTTGCCCACACCCGCGTCGCCGAAGATGAGGCCGACATGGGAGTTCTTGCGGATGAGCTCCAAGGCGTTGTGGACCTGCTTGGTGACCAGCGTGGGAAAGGTCTCGATCTCCTGGATGACCAGGGCGCGCATTTCATCGAGCTTGATGAGGTCGCGGATCTTGAGCTCAATGCCGCCGACGTCCCCCTCGAAACGGTCGCTGAGGTAGCGGCTGACCATGGCCTCAGAGGCGTCAATGCGTTTGCCGAGATCCTTCAGGGAAAGGCTCTCGCGGTCCTTGTACTTCTGGAGCTGCTGGCGGAGCTGTTGGTCGATGGGCTTGACGCGGTCGTTGGCGGGCGTGGCGGTGGGCGGTGTCATGGCGTGGCGTGGCGTATGGGTTGAGGAAATCACATGTCGAAGAAGCTGCACCCGTCGTCAGAGGACAGGGCTTGCAAGGCGGGGGGTTCCAGCACCGGCTCCTCGTCGAGGATACTGGCGGCCTGGCGGGCGACGGCCTTGCGCTTGGTGCGGGCCTCGTGCTCCTGGGGCGTGACAGGCAGACCCTTGATGACGCGAGCGTTGTGCTCCTGCTGCTCGGCACGCTCGGCGGCCAGGGCCTCGGCACGGTGGGCGACGGGAGCCTCGACGTCGGCATTCATCTGGCTGACGCGGCCCATGCGGCTGATGACGGCGGCGTGGTCAATGCGGGTGCTGACGGCGATGCGGTGGAGCAGGCCGATGGCCGCGCCCGTAGTGTCGCAGCAGAGGGCGATATCAGGAGAGAGCGGATTGGAGAAGACCAAGAACTGCTCACCTGGGCGGAGCATGATATCGCGGCCCGTGGCGGTCTTGGCGTGGGCGTCGTAGCGCAGGATCTCGCCGCCGCCATAGACGCGGATCTCGCGGTCCTCCACATGGCGGACATGCGCCATGCGGCCGGGGAGGATCTGGTTCCAGGTCCAGGGGGTGAGGCGGGTGAGCTTGTGCTTTCCGCGATCCCACACCTCCCGGGGGCTGAGGTTGCGCACTTCAATGAGCTTGTCCTTCTGCGCCTGGCTGGCAAAGGCGAGGCTGAGCAGCTCGGCCCGCTCGGGCGGGAGCATGAGCATCTGCTGCTGCATTTCCTCAATGGGGATGAACTGGTCGTCTCCCCACTCCGGCAGACGGTAGAGGGTCTTGGTATGGCCGAGGGTCTTCCAGCCCTCCAGCGTGTGCCAGTGGCGGTCGCGGAGGGCCTCTTTCAAGTCGGCCATGATGGCCATGAACTGGTCCTCGGCGAGCAGGGGCAGCTTGAGCAGGTGCCAGCGGTCCTGGGGCACCTTCTTGAGCAGCCGTTCCACGTAGGAGATGATGGCCTTCTGCTCCTCCGGGGATTCCTCGCGGTTGCGGCCCGTGGCACCGGGAAGGGCGGCGATCATGTTTCGCCAGAGGTTGAAGACCGATTCACGTGATGCCTTGAACCTGAAGTTGCCCTTGGCAGGACCGTCGTAGATGAGGCCTTTGAGGGCGCGGTTGTCCATGCCGCCCTTGTCGATGATGATCTTCTTATCGGTCGCGGCCAGGAATCCCTCGGCCAGCTCATTGCGGACCGTGGCGGTCCCACGCTCGACAATGACATGGGTGCCGAGGTCGGCCCGGTAGCCGTTGGTGGAAAAGTGGGTGAGGATCATCCAGAACGCGTCCTCTTCCTTGAGGCCGAGTTTGGAGCCGTCCTCCTTTTCCAGACGGGGCTGGAATCCATCCATGATCTCGTAGCCGCTGAAGAAGTCGAGCAGGTTGAAGGACTGGGGGCGGGCCACCTGGCCGTTGGACCAGGCGACATTGATGTCGTGGTACTGGTCATCAATCATGAGGACCTGGCCGACGTCCAGGCCGACGCGGGTGGTGTACACCTTGGAGAGCAGAGCCTTGGCCTTGCTGCGCCCCTGGCGGGCCAGGGTGCGCTCCACCTGGTCAGGGAGGTGCTTGGTCAGGTTCTCATAGCTCCACCCGCGAGGGTGCAGGCATCCGGGCTGGTTGGCCGGGGGCTCGCTGTAGCCAGGGATGACCGAGGCGGTATTTCCTCGACGCCACTGGCGCAGACGGTCCATCAGGACGCGGTAGGTCTGCTTGGCTCCGCCATTGCGCTGGAAGCGCTCGTACTCGCCCTGCCAGTAGCTGATGAAGGCCGGGGGCAACCCGCGCACATCACCCTGCCCCAGGTACTTGGCGTACTTGCGCTTGTCGATGAGGCCGAGCACGCCCTCCTTTTGATAGGCATAGAAGAAGCGGGTCAGCGTGGCCTGGCTCACGCCCCAGGCCTGGGCGAGGGTGCGGGATTGCTTGGTCCATCCGCGCCCAATGGCTGTGAGCTGCTCCATGCGGGCGGTCCAGAGCTGGACATGGGTGCGGGCCTCGGGGGGGAGGCATGAAGCGGTGATGGTGGAGAGCATGGGAGTGGAAGCGGTTGAGGCGATGCGATCAGGCAGCGCAGGCGATTGACTTCTGGCGTGCGGCTTGCACGGCCATGGAGCGGCAGCGGCGGTGGAGGGTGGCCCAGGCACCGCGACCGCGACTGACGGCGGCCTTGGCCAGCAGGCGGTGGATGTGGGCGTCGCTGAGGTGGCAGAGCGTGGTGATGTAGTCCTCGCTGCTGAGGTTTCCCAGGTCCACCAGCTCGGCGGGCGGTGCGCTGTCCGCTGGCTCATAGAACACAGGCACGCTGAGGGACTTGAGGTAGAACCTGGCGGCGTCATCCCGGGAGAGGATGATGGCGGCATAGGAGCCAACATGAATCTCAGGCTTCCAGGGCTGGTCACAGGCTTCGAGCTTCTGCGAGAGGCGCTGCATCGCCTCCTGGAGGGTGGGAGCCCATGCCTGAAACTGGATCATGTCTTCCCCGGTGGGGCCTTCTGAGTTGTGCAGGCAGACGAAGTACTCCTCGTTGTCATGGAGGATGCGGACGTGGTGGTTCATGGTTTTGGCGTGGCTTTGCATGGCGTTTGCAAGTGGGTGGTTGAGTGGTGGGGATCGGCTCAGTCCTCGGCGGCGACGTAGTGGCCGCGACCCGTGCGGTTGATGTGCCCGTGCAGGTAGAGGTTCTGGAGGAGGTTGCTGGCCCGGACTTTGTTGATGCCGAAGAGCCTGGCCACGTCCTGCGAACAAATGGGCAGGGGCGAATCCTGGATCATCTGGAGCACCTGGCCAGAGAGCCCTCTCGGTTCACAGAGCTGCTTTTTGCGCGGGGCCGCTCCGTGGGACATGCTCTGCAAGGCGCGGCGGGGTGCCTGGGCAATGGCCGCCTGGGCGGCGGACTCCGCCTCGCGGCAGATGCGGGACTGGGACCAGATGGGATCGGTGATCATGTTATTTCCCTGTTCCTTTCTTGGTGGGTTTGGCAAGGACATGGGTAAGCTTGACTCCGGCTCCCTTGCCCGGGCCGCTGTAGATGACCTGGGTTGCGTCCGCGTAGAGCAGCGCGGCAGCAGCCCGCTCCTCGGCTGTCACCAGGATGTGGAAGTGGGGGAAGCTATTGAACTGCGCGATCTGGAGTTCCTCCTTGCCGTGCATGTTGGCGGCCTCAACGGCCTCGGCTTCGGTGTCATACTGCTCCGTGCTGGCGATCACCTCCGTGGCGGCGTCGATGGCTTTGCCCTCCAGAATCTTCTTGCGGGCTTCTTCCTCCCGGGCCTTGGCGTCCTTGAGCTTGGAGGCGTGCATGGCCTTGGCCATGCGGGCCTTGGCCTGCTGGACGACCTCCATCCAGTGGGTGAGCTCGTCTTCCAGGTCTTCGATGGAGACGTTCCCGGTGAGTTCCTTGCCCTCTTCGCGGGTCAGGGGCAGGCTGTAGATCAGGGTGTGCCACTTGGTGGCATCCGCAGCCCGCAGCCCGATCATGGTTTCAGTGACGCTGCCAAACCAGCCCTGGGCCTGCTGCTCCGGTGTCTCTACGGGCTTGGTGGAGTTGCCCCCTTTGTTGCGGTCCTTGTCCAGGTTGGCTCCTGCGTCCTTGCGGGCGATGCCGTACTCCTGCATCAACTCCTTGGCCGTCTTGCCATCGGTGGAGTCCTTGACGGCGGCGAAGACCTGCTCCTGCTCCTGATCGCTGAGATCCGAGAGCGGCGCGGCGAGCAGTTTGGCTTCCAGCTCCTGGAGGATGGCGACCCTCGTTTTTACCCCATCAGCCATGGCGATGTATTTGGTGGCGGTCTCGTCGCTGATGCCGAGGTTGGCTTTTACGGTGGCCTCCCAGGAAATACCCAAACCGTCTTGGGTTTTTCGGCCCCGGGTCTCCCCGAGGGCCTTTTTGAGGCGCTTCAACTCCAGCCCCATAAGCACCATGAAGCCGCTGGCGGCGATCAGGTGGAGGCGGACATTGGTCTGGAGCTTACGAGCGTAGGTGAAGTGCTCGGATTGCCCCTCGGTCAGGTCTTGCGTGGGGCTCTGGGTGGTGGCTAAGGTGGTCTTCATGAATGCGGATGTGCTTGGGAAAATCATTTTGCTGCTGGCACCTGGGGCACCTGATCTGGCCAGGGAGTTGCTGGAACTGGCGAAGCAGGGTCCTTTCGTAGAGCCGCCACTCGTGCGGGGAAGGTCAGCGGGCAGCCGAGTGTTTCCCGACGTGCCGCCAGGGCTGCATGCCGCTGTCTTGCAGCAGCTTCGCAGTCTGGAGCGTGAGGATGATGGAACCCGTCATCATGCAGCCGCCGCCCAAAGTCTGAGATGGCTGCTGGCTGTGTGGGAGACGATTGGGCCTGACGCAGGGCGACTAGGGCCATGAGTTCAAGCGTCTCCGTCATCTCGCCGAGAGTGAGGTCATCGCAGGATGCGAGGAGCTGGCCCAGTTCGTGGCGCGTGGCCAGATCATAGAGGATCGCATCCACGAGGGTGACGCCGATGGTCTCAATTTGAATGTCATCAGGGGTGAGTGGTGAGGTGCCTGAGCCTTGCTGTTGCGCTAAGGACCTGCGTAGATGATCCCGAAAGACCCGCCCCCGACCTCCCTCCCTCAGGGATTCAAGAATTGCTGAATGACACGTGGCGGGACGTCCTGCGGGATCAGTGGACGATGCTGATGCAGGTGGAGTGACGGCGGGCTGGGTGGTAAGTGAGGTGGTCATGAGCGTTCAATGAAGAGGTTGCGAAAATGAAGTTGTAGGGTCTCGGATTCTCGGAGGGCGGAGGCGTAGTCCCGGGCCTGTCCTGAGAGCCTCGGGTCACAGGCCCTGGTGATCTCAGCGATGCCGTCGTAGATGTCGGCGCGGGTGGCGGGTGGCTGCTCGGCGGCATTGGCCACGGCCGCCCGGATCAGCGGGCCAAGTAGCTCCCGTTTTTTGACAGCGAGGTTCACAGGCCTAGCTCCCCCTTAATCAGTTGCTGGATTCTGGGGAACATCGTCGGGTGGTTAATCGCAATGCTAACAGCAGTGCGGGACCGGGACACGCGACGTGCCAACTCAGTGACGGACCAACCGAGTTCCACTAGGCGGACTTTCGCCCGAACAGTGAAATCCGTTTGCGCTTTGTGGTTGCTGTGATTAACAGTTGTCATTGGCAGGTGCTCACTTGTTACTATTGTGAGCAACATGTGGCAAGAAAAAAATGACAACTTCACTCACTATTGCTCAGCGGCTCATGCACCTGCGACACAAGTTGCGGCTCACACAGGCGGAATTAGCCGAACGGCTAGGGGTCTCACGTAACTATGTGAGCATGATGGAGGGCGGTCGCCCTCCATCCCGCTCACTTGTGCTGCTGATCGAAGACCTCGAAGAGCAGGCCAAGGATGGTCGCAAGAGCACGGGTGATGCTAGGGCCACGATGCGGAAAGCCCGGGAGGCTAAGGGATGGAGCATCAAAGACCTTGCCAAGGCCACGGGTTATTCGATTGGTGTGCTTCAAGCACTCGAAGAAGGCAATGGAAGAGGCAGTGAAAGACAGATTAAGAAGGTTGCAACGGCACTGGATGTCCCGTTCGAGGACCTTATGCAGGGCGTCGAGCCCGGGTTTATCGATGAGTCGGGGCTTACCGGGACATTGGGAGCCTCACCCAATGTCGAGCTTGGCCCTGGCATCAAAACTGCCCGGTATGTGCCGCTTATCAGCTTTGCACAGGCTGGCAAGATGGGCTCCTGGGAGGACGCCGCCTACGAATACACTGGCCACATCGCCTTCGATATGACAGATCCCAAGGCGTTTGGCGTCACCATTCGAGGGGACAGCATGGTCCCGGTGATCAATGACGGGGATGTAGCCATCCTGGTGCCTAGCAGTGCTCCCCGAGGGGGAGAGGTGGTGGTTGCTCGCCTCTCTGAGGAGGCTGGTGGCGGGGTGATGTGCAAGGTTTACACCCCCAAAGACGCAGGGGCCAAGGTTGTACTTACCAGCTACAATTCCGCCGTGCATCCTCCGCTTGAGTTCAGGCGTGAGGATTTTGTGTGGCTGTACCCTGTTGACTCTGTAACCAAGAAATTCAGAAGACCATGAGACCTGCAATCGTTGTCGCCCTGTTCATCGCCACTAGTTTTGCAACCAGTTGCAAGAGGGAGTTGCCTCCTCGTATTCTCGTGCCATCGCCTACAGAAGTCTTCCAGCCTGATGACTGGGCAAAGGCCGCGTCGGAAGAGGAGGGCCGTCAGAAGGCGTTAGCCGCCCTTGATGGTGCATCGTCGGCTTGTGCCTCTATGTTGGTGGTTCCGCCAAGCAAGGATCTTTACGACTTTGGTGTGGAGCTCACTATGGCCAAGTACACAGCGCGACATCAGTCGCTACTGAATCTGATGGAGGAAGTGGACGGGATAATTGCCCCGCTCGCGCATGCGAGCGCTCAATATGAAAGCCATCTAAAAAGCAAAAAGCCTGAAGCTGACGCCAGGGCGGAGTGGAAGGCCACGGTCAGCCCGGTGGTGGCGAATGTTGGGCACTTGACCACCAGGTTAAAGGAGTGGAAGCCGTGAGTAAGAACCTGAAGTGGAAGGATTCAGACATTGAAAGGCGTACAGAGAGGCTGAGAGAAGCGCTCCGTAAAAGTGAAGCTTTGTATGGTCGTATCACAGCTAAAACCGTCTTCGATATGGGCGACGTAGGCGGGATTGCAAAGCCTTCAAAAGCGTGCGATAAGGACGCCGCGACTACAGGCGAGTCCTACGAAAGGCGCGCCGAAGTGTAGATTTCTTTTGCGGATCATGCGGCATTGGCGGGGTTGTTAGACCCTCGTACCAAGTGGGTTTAAGAGGCGGGCGTTCCACCGAACGTCCCACTTCAACCCACGCCGCCCATGCCGCCCAACCTTGATTCGTTTCCGCGCCGTCGTCAGGACGCCCCGGCTCCTGAGCCTTCCTTTGCCACCCTTGAGCAGGTGGCCATCCAGAAGCCCCAGTTCCTCCAGGGGCACATGACCAAGCTTGGCCTGGTGCTCACGGGTCTGAGTTTGATCGGCGGCCTCTTTGGGATTGTGGTCCCGGCTGAGGAGTTGAAGGCCCTGGCCCAGACGGCCTCTGACAACTGGGAGGTGATCGGCACGCTCGTCGGTCTGGCCCTGGCGGCCTACGGCAAGATCCGGCGCAACTGGCGTCAGGACAATCTCGCTCAAATCATCGAGCCTGGCATCGACCCCTATGTGGAGGAAGGCCGGGCCTCACAAGGTTCCCCTGCGGACATCAGCGGGAAAAGCGCGGCGGCGGACGGTGGGCCAGGCGTGGCGCGCACCGTCGCCGCGCTCCTGCTGGCAAGCTGCTTGCTGAGCAGCTGCGCCACGCAGAACTCGCCCATTCAACAGGCCATCGCGGATCGCATCCGGGGAGCCCTGGTGGTGCCAGAGTCGGGGCTCGTGGGCGGCATTGGTGCCAGGGCCTTGGGTGGCGCAGTGCCCACCACGGCCTTTCAATCGTTCTTTGCAGCGCCCTTGCAAAGCCCAGGCAATGCCAGCCAGGGGGTGCAGCCGTGAAAGGTGTTGTTTCCTCTCTCTGTCTGCCTGTCCTGCTGGCGTCCTGTGTGACCCAGGGCGAGCGCATGACCCGGCCCGATGGCTCCACCTACACCTACTTCTATGGGCAGGTGGGCGGGGCGGCGACTAGCACGAGCTCAACTGGCACCACGGTGACCGCAGACCTGCAAAAGTCCTTCCAGGACTTCCTCGCCATGGTGGGCGTTTCGGTGGCCGCCTGGTCACAGACCGCCATTGCCAAGGCCAAGGAGATCTCCGCCCAGTACCAGGCGGGACAGCTCACGAAGCAGCAGGCCCAGAGCCAGATGCATGCCCTCCAGATGGCCGAGCTGGCCAGCAAGGAGCGCATGGCCCTGACCCCTGTCACCACCTCCACCCCGCTGCCCTGAGCCATGCCTACTCCCACCGCCAATCAACGCCTCCTTGCTGAGGCCAGGAAATATCTTGGCATCAAGGAATGGCCCGGGCCGAAGAGCAACCCGGAGATTGCGGCGATGTTTCGCCTGGCCCCCTCCTGGCTCGACCAGGACGACAGCCTCACCGCCTGGTGCGGGATCTTCCGGGGCACGGTGGGCCACCTCACGGCCACTGGGATCCCGCCCCAGCACTACCGGGCCGCAAGCTGGCTCAACTGGGGTGTGGTGGTGAATCTCGATGATGCCATCGAAGGCGACACCGTCGTGTTCAAGCGCGCGGGCGGCTACCACGTGGCCCTCTTCAACCGTCACGAAGACGGCAAGGTCTGGGTCCTGGGCGGCAACCAGGGCAACGCCGTCAGCATCGCCCCGTACTCCCGCAAGGATGTGGTGGGGGTGAGGCGGTTCAAGGAAAGTAAGTGAAGCCGCCTAAAGGCGGAACTCCAACCCTGATTCTGATCCATCATGAAAGTGTTCAACACCCTCTTTGCTGTCGTGGCCATCGTGCTGGTGGCCCTCTTCGCCATCTCCGTCTGGGAGTGCCGCCCCATGTACGCTCATGACAACAGCCCGCCGTATGGGCTGGGTGAAGTGACACCTGGTGGCCTGATGCTGCTCTGGCTGCTGCTTCCCCAGTGGCTCCAGATGGCCCTGCTCTTCGCGGTGGCCTGCCTGTGCGCCCTGGTGGCGATCATCCTGGATGCGCTGGCCCGCCTGATCCCACGCCGGGGCTACAAGGACTGACCGCCGAAAGGCGGGACTCCAACACTGACCTCTCCTCAACACGACTCCCACTCCCATCTATGCTATTCCCGCTGCTCGCTGAGGCCTTGCCGCAGACGCCCCCTGTAGATTCAGGCTTTTTCAAAGACTGGATCTCCATGGCGGTGTTTGTCGGGGGGCTTGCTCTCGCCATCTACGGCCGCTTTGCCAGTCGCAAGGTGAGCGTGGAGCCCAATCCGGTGCAGGTGCAGGTGCAGACCGCCCCGGCCTTTGCCACGGCCCAGCAGCACGCTGACCTGGTGGAGCGGATGGACCGGTTCGAGACCACCATTGGCAAGGCGTTCGATGATCTAAAAAAGTCACGGAGCGAGGACATTCAGAACCTTCACCGCCACATGGATTCGGTGGCGAAGTCTGTGGAGGAACACACGAAGGAAATTTCCCGCTTGCACCAGGATTCCATCAAGACGGCGTTCGACCGGATCAATGAAGTGTCTGACCAGGCCAACCGGACGGCGGGCGCGGTGGAGATGATGAAGCAGAAAGGAGCCCGTTCGTCATGAGCAACACTGCGAGAGCATCGGGTGAGCTGATCCGCGAAGTGCGCAGGATCCTGAGTGCCCTGCCTGATGGCAGACGGGCGACTGGTGAGTGGCTGGCATCCAAGATCAATGCCGACACGCCCCTGGTGGCGGATGTGGATCTGGTCAATGCCGCGCTGATCTACAACCAGGGCAAGGGCCTGGTCACCTACCAGCACAACGAGGAGATGGCTGTGGACGAATGGAGTCTCACTGAACGCGGCCGCAAACACGAGGGATTGGCATGAATCATGTCTGCATCACGGAAACCACGCGGAGACGCAAAACTCAAGACGCTGCCAGAGGAGCTCCAGGAGGAGATCTGGGAGCGCCTTGGCAAGGGCACCCATGCGGCGGTGCGCAAGTGGCTTCAGCAGGAGATGGATATTGCCACCTCGCTGGGGGCCTTGTCGGAGTTTTACTCCTGGTATGGGTTGCGGCGGGATCTCCAGGAGGCCGACTCCGAGGTGACCTCCCTGATGCAGCTCATCAAGGAGGGCGAGTACAGCCTCGATACGCAGCAGCTCGAATCCCTGGGCAACACGCTGTTCCTTCTCAAGGCTCGGAGCAGCGGGGATTGGAAACAACACAAGGCGGCCGTGGAGCTGCTCCTGAAGTCCCGCAAGGTGGCGGTGGAGGAGCGCAAGGTGGCGATCCTGGAGCAGAAGGCGGCCCAGGCCGACAAGGCCAAGGAGCTGCTCGGCGACAAGGCGCTCACTCCCGAGGAGCGGGATCGGAAGATGAAGGCGGTGTTTGGAATCTCGTCATGAGCATGTCTCCCATAGATCTCTTGCTGCCCTACCAGCGGAAGTGGGTGGATGATGAATCGCGGTTCAAGTATGGGCTGTGGTCCCGTCAGACGGGCAAGGACTTCAGCTCTGCGGCTGAGATCGTGCGTGACTGCAAGCTGCGGGACAAGACGACCTGGATGATCGCTGCCCCGTCTGAGCGGCAGTCCCTGGAGACGCTGGCAAAGTGCGGTGAGTGGTCTGAGGCGTTCGACCTGGCCAGTGAAGGCATCCGTGAAGAGCGTGACGGCCCCGAGGCCTTGCTCAAGCAGGGCGAGATCAAGTTTGCCAACGGCTCCCGTGTGATCGCGGTGCCGGGCCGGCCGGACACGGTGCGTGGATTCAGCGCCAATGTGCTGATGACGGAGTTTGCGTTCTTCGAAGATCCCGACGCGACCTGGCGTGCGATCCTGCCTTCCATCACCAACCCGCTGCGTGGCGGCGAGAAGAAGGTGCGCCTCATCACCACGCCCAATGGCCAGGGCAACAAGGCGCACGACCTGTGGACCAAGGAGAACTCCACCAAGCACAAGTGGAGCAAGCACAAGGTCACCATCCATGACGCTGTCGCAGCGGGCCTGCCTGTGGACCCCGAGGAGCTGCGGGCCATGCTGGATGATCCAGAGGGCTGGGCCCAGGAGTACGAGTGCGAGTTCCTTGACTCTGCCGGGGTGCTTCTCCCGTATGAGCTGATTGCCACCTGTGAAGCAGCCGAGGCCACCACCACGCAGGCTGATGCGTTTTGGAATGCCCGTCAGCAGTTCCCGCTGTATGCGGGTTGGGACTTCGCCCGCAAGAAGGATCTCTCCGTCCTGTGGACGGCCCAGAAGGTCGGCCCGATCAAGGTGACCAAGGAAGTCCTGATCATGCGTGGTATGAGCACGCCTGCCCAGGTGGAGCTGGTGAGCCACCGGCTCAAGCACATCACCCGCCTGTGCCTGGACTACACCGGAGCGGGTGTGGGCGCTGGCGATCTCCTGGTGGAGAAGTTTGGCGAATGGAACTTCGACAAACACCAGTTTGGCAAGGTGGAGCTGTGCACCTTCACCGACAGCCTGAAGCGCGACATCTTCCCCAGTCTGAAGGTGGCCCTGGAGCAGCGTGAGTTCCTTGTACCTGCCACCCGCGAGATCCGCGAGGACCTGCACTCCATGTACCGGGTGGTGACAGCGGCGGGCAATGTGACCTACCGCGCTCCGCACTCGCCCAACGGTCACGCGGACCGCTGCACGGGCCTGGCACTCTGCAATCGCGCTGCGGGCATTGGCGGGGCTGCTGGTGGCCTGCGCTCGGTGAAGTCTGAACGCCCCCGGGGCAGGAGGTTGGTAGCATGATTGTTTCATCGCACATTTCCAGCCACAGAAACGGCCGCTGCTGCGTCGGGGCGAATCCCCGCCCGAAGACCGGGCGCTTTGTCCTGCGCCAAAATGCAAGGTCCTTGCAAGCGAATGCAAGGCCGTATGAACGGTCAGCCCATCGACCAGGGCAACTCGTGATCCGAAAGGGGGCCAATAGCCATGTCTGACCGCCGTTCCAATCTCTCTGCCTTGATCAAAGGCATCACCACCGATGTCGCGCAGATCTGGCGGCAGATGCGGTGGAACCCGCTGCGCAACTGCACCCCGCAGCGTCTCGCCCAGTGGCTGGATGAGTATGACATCGGCTGGGTGCGCAATGCGGCTCTCGCGTGGGAGTTCATCGAGAAGCGGGATGACATGGCGTCCACCGTCATTCCGAAGCGGAAGAAAGCGGTCAGCCACCGCCCCTGGGCAGTGGTGAAGCTGGACCAGTCTCCAGCTGCCGATGCCCAGTTCGCGGCGGTGGAGGCGTTCTTCAACCACCTCACCGTCACGGACGCTCTGGATCTGAATGTGCGCGGCGATTTCTCGCTGCTGATCCGGCAGATGATGGATGCCCAGTTCAAAGGGTATGCCGCTCATGAGATCATCTGGAAGCCAGGAAAGCAGCTGCGGGCAGAGCTGAAGTTTGTGCAGCTCTACCTGTTCGAGAACACGACGGGGAAGCTGCGCTACACGGGTCCCGCTGGGGGCATCTGTGGTGTAGATCTCGACGACGACTGGATGGTTACCGTGGGCGATTGCCTCATGCAGGCCATCAGCGTTTGCTGGATGTTCAAGAAGCTTTCCCTGTCCGACTGGCTGAACTTCTCCGAACGATTTGGGATCCCGGGAATCCACGGCATGACGTCAGCCCAGATGGGCACGCCTGAGTGGGACAACTTCATCGAGGCGCTTTCCAAGTTTGCCAACGACTGGATCATGGCCTCGGCCAAGGGGGATGAGATCAAGCTCATTGAGGCAGGCAAGACGGGGGAAGCTCCGTTCCAGCCGATGGTGGACCGCATGGATGCGGCCATTGCCCGGTTGGTGCGTGGTGGGGACCTCTCCACCATCAGCAAGAAGGACGGCGTCGGGGCCAGCCTCCAGGGAGATGAGACCGACATCCTGGAGCAGGACGACTGCAAACTCATCAGCTCCCATCTCCAGGTGCACTTGGTGCGCAAGGTCATTGCGATGACCTTTGGGTCGCAAGTCGAGCCGCTGGTCTATATCGAAATCCAGCCCACTCCGAACCAGGACATCAAGTTGGAGATGGAGGTGGACAACCACTTCGAGAAGCTCGGGATCCCGCAGTCAAAGGCCGCCATTGCTGAGCGCTATGGCCGTCCGCTTCCGGAGGCCGGGGAAGACCTGGTCGGCGAGGCTGGCAAGGCCCAGGCGGCGACCCGGGCGGCTGAGAGTGCGACAGCGTCATCTCCGGCAACCAGTCTGGCCAATGAGGCCACGGCAGAAGACGAGGCACTGCGTGAGGCCGTGGTCGCAGATCTGGCCCCCATCTATGAGGCCATCGCCAAAGTCTTGGATGAAGAGGATGAGGATGAAGACGATGACGAGGTGTCCTTTGGGAGGCTCCGTGAACTGAACGGCAACTGGGCCGAGATCACCGATGCTGTGCTGGCAGGTGAGGCTGTCGAAGCTGCGATGACCCGCATCCTGGGTGAGGCATTTGTTGGGGGCTTGAACCTTGAGCGGATCGCGCGGGATTCTCTGGCTGCTGCCAACGCCAACCCGTACCACGATTCGTCCACCGGGCGCTTCATGCGTGGACCGACCAAGACGGGCCAGCCACATCAAAAGACGCCCGCGTCCCTCCGCACTTCCATCTCCGAGGTGCTGCAATCGGCCATGGATGAGCCGGACAGCCGGGACTACGTGGAGTACTCGCAGATCGATGACATCGAGGCTGCCAAGCTAAAGGCTTTGCCTGGTGCCCCGGCTGATCTGCCCATTGAAGCTGGTTGGAAGCGGGTGGTCACGGCGGGCGAGGCGCGCCACATCATCGGCAAGCACTGGAAAGATCCACGCCCCGTTCGTCCCAGTGACTTCGACAAGCTGCCAGAACTTCTGGCCAAACCCAAGGCCCAGAAGTGGATCACCCGCCACGGGGTCAAGCCTCCCATCCTGGAGACCACCATCGACGACAAAGGAGAGCTCTACGTCGTCGAGGAGCTGCGCACTGGCCGCAAGACCCTGTCCCTCCTTTCCATGTTTCGCAAATAACCATGCCGCTCCCCATGAACAAAGAAACCAGTCTGCCTGCGCGAACTCTGCGAACACCTCTTGCGAGAGTGAGCGGGATCATCACGGCAGCCCCAAAGGGCTCCGACGCAAGCCAGACTGGCTCCCTCATTATGCGCCTCCTGAAAGGGGCTTGCAAGCCTTTTGCACCCATCCGGGTGGCCGTGGCCAATGCGGCTGTGGCCAACTCCGTGTTGGCGGGTCCTTTCGAGGTGCTGCAAGCCGAGTCCATGTTCGTGCCCTATGGCAAGTATCCGCACCGGCTGGGGATGCAGATCTTTGACCGGGCAGAGGCTGAAGCCATGGCCAGGGCATGGAACTCGGTCATTGGCCGCGCCCGCCGCTGGTTTGAGGATTGCCCGGTCTACATCGGCCATCCCGACGTGCCGGGCCTTGAGGCGGAGTACCCCGACAAGTCCGCTTATGGCTGGATCCAGAACATCACCGCCGAAAATGACGGAGCGCGGTTCCAGGTGAAGTGGGGGCCTGAAGGGGCCGCCCTGGTGGCGAATGCCAAGTACCGCTTCTACTCGCCCCACTGGAACTGCGAGCAGCGCAATGATGGCCTGCACCCCGCCAGCGTTATTTCCTTTGGTTTGACCAACCGCAGCAACATCCCTGTGCCACCGCTGGCCAACTCCGCGCCCACCAACCCCGACCCACCCACTGAAGATCCCATGAAACCGAGCCCACAGCTCCTCGCCCTACTGGGCCTGACCGAGACCGCTGATGAAGCGGCCGTGATCCAGGCAATCACCTCCATGAAGGAAAAATGCACCAGCATGGAGAACGAAGTAAAGAACCTGAAGTCTGCCCAGACTGGTGCGGAGCAGGCCAAGATGGATGCGGAGGCTGCCAAGACACAGGCGGAAAACGCTGTGAAGACTGCCAATGCAGCAGCAGCTGCTGCCCGGTCCTCCCGCGTGGAGATGGCCATGGACAGCCTGGTGGCCACTGGTCGAGTGGTGATCGCTGACCGGCCTGCGGAAACAACTCGCCTGCTGGCCCTGGCCAACGAAGCAGACGTCACCACAGAACTGGGCAAGCTCCATGCCCGCACCCCGCTGGTGAAGACGACCTCCTCCATCGGCAACCCTGCGGGCCACCAGGCGGCGGCCAAGTCCCCACAGTTGCAGGCGCAGGATGCGCAGCGCGTGGCCTTGGAGAATGCCGTGGCCACTGAGCGGCAGCGTCTCGACGGCCTCTTCGGCCAACGCCCTGAAAACTACGACCTGGCCTGGACCAATCTCCAGGCCACCAAGCCCGAGCTCTTCACCAAGGTCGCCTGATTGGACGACCTGGCTTTTTCCAGAGCGGTCAGCTCCGGACCAACCCACCCACACCCCAAGTACCCCACCCATGAAAACACATCGTCCCTCCCGATTCGTGGCTGTGTTGACCGCCCTGGTCTCCGGCCTCGCCCCCATCTTTGGCCGCCCTCGCCGGGTGGCTGTTGCCAACACCTACGAAGAAGCCGTCAAGCAGCATGATCGTGCCATCACGAAGCTTGCTGATGCCGCCTTCGCCACCGCCTGGCTGAACTTGAAGAAAGGCAGCTCTGACAATCATGTGGCTCTGGCTGGAGCTGCGGATTGCCCACTGGGCGTGCTGGATCCCGAAGCCCCGGCTGGCAAGACGGCCGTGGCCATCGGTGACCGTGTGACCATCAACCTGCTGGGCCGTGGCCCTACCAAAAAGTTCGTCGCGAGCGAAGCCATCGCCATCGGGGAGGAACTCTTCACGGCGGCCAACGGCAAGGTGCAGAACCGGCCAGCAGGTGCTGGCACCTACTGGTACCTCGGCGTGGCAATCAGCGCTGCCGGTGCAGACGGAGACCTCATTGAGGGCAATGACTGCGTGCCACAGAAGCTGGTCATCGCCTAACCCACCCACCCTTACGGGTTCACGATCTTAACAACCTCGCGTGTGGGGCACACACGCACTTTCATCCCCATATCTTTTTTCTATGAAGACCATCGCTTTGGACAATTCTGCGTTCTTTCCGGCCTACAACGGCCATGCTGACGGTGCCCAGGCGGGCAGAATCATGGCTGCCAACGCGGCGGCCTTTGGCACCGACTCCCTCAACCAGGACCTCACCACCTACGCCACTGGCGTGAGTGACGGTGAGAACCTGGAGGAGCTGCTCAACTCCCTTTGCTCTCCGGTGAACGTCGGAGGGGAGACCTTCAACTATCTGGTCCACAATGAACGCAATGGGTTCATGGACGACTACGGTGACGGCGGCGACCTGATCGCTGAAGGTGGGGATCCTGCCAAGGTGCAAAGCAAGGGCACCCGCACGGACGGCTCTGTGGACAACAAGGCCCTCTGTGTGGTTCTGCTCAACAGCCGTGGTGGTGACAATCCCACCGTGCAGCGTGACTGGGTAAAGCACCTTAAGAACCGGCTCTTCCGGACGGAGATGATGCGTGCCCTGGCCATCATCGACGGGGCGGCCACCAACGATGCCAAGGAGTGGGGGCCGCTGGATCCCGATGCTGACCCAGACGCCGATATCGCTGAGGATATCGACCTTGGTGGCGATGCACGTGGCATCGACGCCAACACGGTCATCTATGGGGGAGGTGCGTGGCTCAAGCGGTTCCGGTCTTTCCGTACGGGCGACAACGCGGGCCGGTTCACCAGCTCCATGATGACTCCTGATCAGCTGAAGGACCTCTTCGGTGTCGAGAAGGTGGTGAAGGCCAGCGCCCGCCGCCAGTCGGCCAAGAACGCCAAAGCCAAGGTGCTCAACGATGTGGTGTACTCGTTCTACAACAGCCGGAGTGCCACCACGGATGACCCGTCCAACCTGAAGCGCTTCGTCAACACTGCGGCTGGTGGTGGGCTCCAGGTCTTTATCGAGCAGAAGCCCATGCGCACCGTCATCACCGTCTGGCACCAGAGCCGGATTGTGCTGACCAGCGACCTTGGCATCCGCAAAGCGACCGTATCCTTCAGTCCGGCCGCCTAAGCCTGTTCCGCCCGATCATCGGGCTTGCTGACACCGACAAGGGGCGTGGCTGCTCCGCGCCCCTTGTCTTCTCTTCAACTGTTGATTCCTGAACTGCATCCTGACCATGTCACTCAAGATCTCTTCACCAGGTGTGATCCTGCTCTTCAAAGGGCGGGGCATTGTGAGTGGCCTGATCCGGCTGCAGACCCGTAGCGTGTACAGCCACGCGGCCCTGCTTTACCCCGACACCCACACCCTCATTGAGAGCTGGCAGGGCGCGGGGGTGCGTAAGAAAACCATCACCGACTGGGAAGGCGTGGATGCCTTCATCGTGCCTGGCATGACCGAGGCCCAGTGGCGTGACGCCTTCCGGTTTGCCGAGGCGCAGATCGGCATGGGGTATGACTACCGGTCCGTGGCCCGCTTTGTCTCGCGGGTCTCCGCCCGGGAGAATGAGCGCTGGTTCTGCTCCGAGCTCGTCTTCGCCGCCCTGCACCATGCCGGGGTGGATTTGCTGGCCCGCATCCCAGCCGCAGAGGTGGCTCCAGGGCATCTGGCCTGGTCAACGCTCATGCAGCCCGTGCAGCTCTCCACCATCTGATATCATGGCCTGGATCACTCTCACTGATGAAGACTTGAAACGCCGCCTGGCCGCGGCGGAGTACACGGCGCTGCTCAATGCGGCCAAGCAGGCCAGCCAGGATCCCGCAGATCTGGTGGCCGAGGCCCTCGCGGAGATCACCGGCAAAGTGCGTGGCTACGTGGCAGCCTGCCAGAAGAATACCCTGGGCGATGGCCAGACCATCCCCTCCGAACTGAAGGCCAGCGCCCTGGCCCTGGTGCGTGACTACCTCTTTACCCGCCTCCCTGGGATGCGGTCCCTCAACGATGACCTACGCCAGAAGGAAACAGAACGTGCGGTGGATGAACTCCGCGATGTGGCGGCCAGCAAGCTGGCCATTGTCGCGCCCCAGACGCCGGACGCCGAGCAGGCGGGCGGCCCTGCCATCCAGTTGGTGAAGAGCCGGCCCACCATCGCCAGCCGCAAAGACACCCACGGTCTCCTCTAAACAAATGGCCCTCTCCATCAAAGCCCAACCCATCAGCCAGGCACTGGCCCGCGCCGCAGAGCGTGGCCTGATGCCGACTGCCCTGGGGACGGCCCAGATCCGGGACCAGGTGGCCCAGCAGATCGTGCGCAATGCGGTGTTCTCCGCCCGGACGACCAATGCCTTCTACGTGCAGTTTCTGAAGGCGGCGGTGGAAAGGCTCCTGCAAGGGGGTCGAGGTAATGACTGGCCGCAGATCCGGCTGGAGCTGCGGATGCTCCTACAACGACTGGGCTACACCCCGGAGAAAGGATTCCCTGGCGATGCCGCCCGGGGCGTGCCTCCTGCCGAGCCTGGCAGCCTGCGTGACCTCTCCTCTGACCTGCGCCTCAATCTGATCCTCAAGACGCAGGAGGAGCTCATGCGTGGAGCAGCTCTCCGCGCCCGTGGTCTGGATGGTTCGAGGGTTGACCAGTTCCCAGCGTGGGAACTGGTGCGACTGATCCCCAGGCAGGTGCCCCGTGGGTCCCGTGACAGTCGCACGAAAGGCTGGCCCCAGCGGTGGGTCGAGGCCGGTGGCGAGCTCCGCAAGGGTCGCATGATCGCGCTCAAGACGGACCCGGTCTGGGATGCCCTGGGTGATAGCTCCACCTTCAGTGACGCCTTGGATGTCTCGCACCCGCCCTTCGCCTTCAACAGCGGCATGGGCTGGCGTGAGATCCACTGGCGAGAGGCTCGTGAGCTGCTCGATACGCCCGCACCCAGCCAGGTGGCCCGCCAGCCTGAGCAGGCACAGAAGGTGCCAGCCACCAAGCCAGAGGCAGCGATCCCGAAGAGCAAGTTCAGTGTGCGGGGTCTGGATGATGACCGTCGCGCCCGGCTGGCAGCGGCTCTGCGCAAGAGTGAGGCAAGGCATGGGGTGATCACCTCTGCGACCGTCTTTTCCATGGGAGGGCCAGTCGATGCTTGAAATCACCATCAAGATCGATGACACGGTCACGCAGGCCCTGAAGTTCCTCCTGGGGGATCTGACGGATTTGAAGCCGCTGAACAAGAGGATCGCGGATGCTGCTGAGGTGGTGACTCGTGAGCACATCCTCTTTCGTGCTGCCCCCACCCGCCATACGACTGCCGACCGGCTGGGAGCACAGCCCACGGGGTACCTTACACGCAGGGGCAACGCGATAGAGAGTGCGAGCAATGCGGAGGGGGCCACGGTCACCCTGGGCGGTGCGCCTGAGATCTTCGCCCGGGTGGAAGGGCCTGTGACCATCAAGCCTGTTAACTCCCAGTACCTGACCATTCCCGCCAGTGCCCAGGCCTACGGCCGTCGCGCCCGCGAGATGCAGGGGCTGAAGCCGATCCGCCTGGGACGCCACCTGGCCCTGGTGGAGGAGAGCGACAGCGGACGCCCCATCAAAGGCGACAAGTCTGGCCGCAAGATCGTGGTGCACTACTGGCTCAAGGAATCGGTCACGCTGCCCCAGGACCGGGGCCTGCTGCCGAGCGAAGAGCAATACACGGTGGCCGCTGAGGGGGCGGCGGCTGACATGCTGCGAGAGGACCTCGCTCAACTGCAATCTTGAATCTTGATCATGAGCACCACCTGGAACGACGATGTGATCCGCCTCCTGCAAGAGGACGTGTACGGCCGCCTGGCCAATGATGCGTTCTTCCGCGACATCCCTGTGCTGCTGGCCCGCAAGGGGCTGGTGGACAGTGACGTCGAACTGGCCCTGAGCGGGCTCAATGAGAAGGATGGCAAGGCAGGCTCCTGCGTGATCGTGCTGATGCCCGAGGTGGATGCGCCAGAGGGACAATCCCCCGGCCCGGTCATTGAGGTGGTGCAGTCCTTCCAGGTCATTGTGCGACCGCTCATCGCTGATGACACCGCCAGCGGGGGCGTGGGGAAGAACGCCGAACAGATCGGCGTGAATGTGCTCAACCTGCTGCACCGTTACGTGGCGCGGAGAGTGGGCAACGTCCTCATGGCCGACAATAAGCCGATGCGGCCACTGCAAGCCCCAGTCCAAGGGGAGGTGCACTACCTGGTGGTGCTGCGACTGCTCACGGGGCTGGACCGCGTGAGAAAGGTGCTGGAGCCGCAGATCACTCCGGGCGACACCATCACTCTCACTTGTGGCACTGGTGGAGCTGAGATCTACTGGACGGCGGACGGCAGCTACCCCGGCCCGGCCAACGCCACGGCCACGCTCTATACCGGCCCGATCACGCTGCCCCCTGAGACGGTGTTTCCCGTCGATTTCCAGACTGTGGCCTACCTGGAAGGGATGATCCCCTCCGACTGCAACTGGGCCCCCATCGCTGACGAATAAGCCCACCCCAACCACCCACCTCCCACCTACTAAAAAGTTATGTCTAGAACCGATATCTTGCGCGGCCCCGCGATCATCCAGTACCAGGCCCAGACCTTCTACTCCCAGGGCGACATCACGGTCACGCTGGGCCAGGAGACCTTCGCTGTGAACGTGGCCAACTTCGGCAAGGTCGACGACCGTGTTGACCAGGTCATGCACCAGATCAGCTTCACCCCTGCGGGCCAGTGGGCGGCCCTGGGCGTGCTCTTCCCCTATGCATCGGCGCTCATTGGGTCCAGCGTCTTTGGCGCAGACAAGACGATCACCATCTGGACCATCGACGGCAAGAAGCGCGTGTACAAAGCAGGCGCGGTGACCAAGATGCCGAACATCATGCTGGCGGCCACGAAGACGCTGTTTGGCGATGTGCAGTTCACCTGCCTGCATGCGGAGGCCAGCGCCTGGGCTGACGCCAACTCGCTGTTCACGGACTCGGCCGAGGCCTACCCGGGCGATGCCGCCTTCAACGCGGCCCAGATCATCACCCAGCCCTATACCTGTGCATGGGGTGGAGATGCACCGTGGGATGCCTTCCAGACGAAGGAAGGCATTGCCGTGGAGTTCAACCTCCAGCTCAACCCGGAGACCAATGACCACAAGGGGCTGTTCGACTACACCTTCCAGTCCCTGGACGTCTCGGCCAAGCTGATCCCAGAAGGTGTCACCCCCGCACAGGTGCTGGCCCTGCTGAAGCACCAGGGCGCTGGTGCCGTGCGTGGCCGGAGTACCGCGACCACCAACAAGCTCAAGATCGCAGGCACGGGTGTGTTCGTCTCCCTCAGTGGAACAGCTCCGATCCTGGGCAACGAGGCCTATGGTCCGAGTGTGCGCCGGGTGGGGCAGATGGAGTTCCGGGCCACCCGCACCTTCACTGGCGGTGTGGTGGATCCGCTCTTTGTGGTGGGGACGGAAGACCCCGATGAAGAGGCCTGACAGGCCCTGACGCAACGCCTCTTGCAAGGCCCCTGCAATGACCTCCCATGGCATCCCTCTCCGACTACAGCGCCCGCAGCTCCTCCAAGTTCCAGGCCGCCAGTGCACGTCGCACGGCGACCTGGAAACAGAAGGATGCGGGGCGTGCCTTCGCCCGGGCGAGCCAGCGGCAGAGCGGGTTGTATCTTGAGGCCTCGCGGAGGCAGAGCGCTGAGATGGCGCGGCGGTCACCGGGGGGGCTCTTCCGCCAGGCGTCGCAGCGCCAGAGTGATGCCTTCATCGCGGCATCCCAGCGGGCCTCTGCGGAGATGGTGCGACGGTCCCCTGGCAACCGCTTCCAGGAAGCGAGCCAGGCCCAGAGCAACCGCTTCCTGGAGGCCTCCCGCAGGCAGTCGGCCGAGCTGCTCCGCCGCTCGCCAGGCCGGGGGTTTGTAGAGGCCTCGAGGGAGCAGTCTGCGGAGTTTGTGAAGCGTTCGCCAGGCGCGGCATTCCAGCAGGCATCCCAGGCCCAGAGCAGCCGCTTCGTGGCCCGGTCCCAGGCGCAGGGGGAGCGGATGGATCGGCAAGCTCCCGGGGCTGAGTTCGTCCGCAGATCCCAACAGCAAAGTGCGGCCGCAGACCGGGGCAAGGCCCTGCCGGTCGGCCGCTCACGACGCCCCCGCAATCTCCACACGATGCCCATGGCCCAGATGCGGGCCAGCCAGGCGCGGACCCGCCAGACGACCAGTGCCGCACAGCATCAGATGCAGCAGGTCCGCATCAATGCCCCACGGTAATTTCCTCGTTAGCAACCCACCCCTTCATCACCACCCACACCACCTCACTCTATGCGCGTTTACATTGGCTCATTCTACCTCGCTGGCGATCCCGTCCTGGGAGAGCACCGGAGCTCCTCCTGTGGGGAGTTCAACATGACTCCCCGCAGAATCCAGCAGCAGGTGGAAGGCTGGAACTGGGAGGTGCCCCAGTTCGCGGACCGGGGCAACCTGGCCCAGCAGGTGGAGTTCGACACCATCCGCCGTTTCGACAGCTTCGCCGAGGTCCATGAGTTCATGCGGTCGATCTCGACGGCCCATGCCTGGGAGGGCACCGTGACCTTTCGCGAAGACGGTCCCATGCCTGGCACCTGGACGGAGTTCGACATTGCCAACTGCATCATCACCCCGCCGGTGATGTACCCGATGGGAGTGAGCCTGCGACTGCACTACAGCATCCTGGGCGGGGCCATCTCTCCCAACCGCACCGGCGTCTGGGGAGCCCGCATCACTGAGGGCGACGAGGAGCGCGAGACCGAGGACGGCGGCATCCGCGTGCAGGAGGACGAAGCCTGACCTGGCCCGAGCAGCTCCACCCACAGCAAGTTTCCACCCATAACCACAAGCCAACCCAACCTGAGAAACCCATGATGAAACACCTCCTCAAACCCACCCTGCTGGCCGCCAGCCTGGCTCTGGCGTTTTCGTTCGTCGCCCCTGATGCCCATGCCCAAACCCCCAAGAAGATCAGGGACCTGACGGCCGCCAGCTCGCTGGCAGGCACTGATATCTTCGAGGTCACGGTTGACCCAGACGGCACCCCCGCAAGCCGCAAGGCGACGATCACGCAGATCGGTGAATGGCTGGACAGCGTGACGATGACGCTCACTGGCAAGACCATCGATGGCGGCAGCAACACGCTGTCCAACATCGGTCAATCATCCATCACCAACCTGGTGAGTGACCTGGCGGCCAAGCAGGACCTGGACTCTGATCTCACTGCCATTGCAGCGCTGACCACGACCAGCTTTGGCCGAGGGCTGCTGACCCAGGCAGATGCGGCCGCACTGAGGACGGCGGCGGGACTGGGCAACGTGGAAAATACCGCGCTGAGCACCTGGGCGGGCACAGACAACATCACCACGCTGGGCACGATCTCCACCGGGGTGTGGCAGGGCTCGGTGATCGATGGGACCAAGCTGGAGGTGCAGCAATCCATTGTGCAGGATGCCGATGGCTTGCGCCTAAGTGGAGACTCGGCGAGCCCGGGTAACAATAAGGTCTATGGGACAGATGGCTCCGGGGTGAAGGGGTACCATAGCGCCCCTGCTCAACAGGTGGATGTGCAAGTATTTACTGCGGACGGCACCTGGACCAAGCCTGCCAATGCTTCCAGGGCACATATCTTTGTGGTTGGTGGTGGCGGTGGCGGTGGCAGTGGAAGACGCGGCGTCGCTGGAGTGACGATTGGCGGGGGCGGTGGGGGCGCAGGCGGGGGGGTTGTGTCTCTGCCCATTGACGCATCCATTCTCTCTGACACGGTGGCGGTCGTCGTGGGTACAGGCGGTACAGGCGGCCCGGAACCTGGAGCCAACACCACCAATGGCAATCCCGGAAGTGCTGGCACACAATCCTCATTTGGCGCAATTGTGGCAGTTGGTGGGAATGGTGGTAGCGGAGGAACCGGAAGCGGCGGCAGCGGCGGTTCTGTCACCGGATCAGCATCAATTGTCACCCCAGGTGGGACTGCGACAGCGACCATCGCAGGCACGGCTGGCGGGACAGGTGTAGCAGGCACTGCCGCAGCGGCAGGTTCCACGACTAACACATGCGTGCCCAGCGGCGGTGGTGGTGGCGGCGGGATCAGTTCTGGTGGTGTCGCATTCTCGGGCGCTACTGGTGTCCCATCTACATCCTATGCTCTCACTGGTGGCGTCACAGGGGGCGCGGGGGGCGCCACTGGCGCGTCAGGCACCAATGGTGGACTACATGCTTTTGGCGTCGGCTCTGGTGGTGGTGGCGGCGCATCATCTACGACCGCAGCGGCTGGAGCTGGCGGGAACGGCCAGCGCGGTTCCGGCGGTGGTGGCGGTGGCGCTGGCCTCAATGACCTCCTCTCAGGCGCTGGAGGCAACGGGGGCAACGGCATCGTCGTCATCACCACTTATCTGGCTCCGTAGCGTTGTTAATTCCTCATTCCTCATTCCCAATTCCGAATTGCTCCACACCCCGTGCCCTACGTCATCAAGCTCACCACTCAAGCCGACACTGCCGCCCTGAAACAGGTGACGCAGGGCCTGGAGGAATCTGCCAAGGCCGCTGAGGCGGCGGCAGATGGGATGGAGAAGGTGGGTGACAAGGCCACGGAGGCGGAGGGCGCGATCCAGCGGGCGGCCAAGGCGACCAAGGACTGGAACCAGCTGGCCAAAGAAATGGGAGCAGTGGCCGGGTCGCCCCTGGCCAGGGCTGCGGGGGATGATGAGGATGACCTCGACAGCTTCCTGGAGGGGATGAACGGGGGCGAGGGTGACGTCTCTGCCGCGGAGCGGAATGCTGAGCTGAAGGTCAACCGGGAGACGGCCAGGCAGGATGCCATGCAGCGGGCCGCAGAGGCCATCGCAGCGGCCAAGGAAAAGACGGAAGAAGCCCTGGCCGAGCGGCGGCAACGCCGGATGGCGGAGGAGCAGCAGGCGGCAGATGAGGCCATGAAGTCCGGGGCCATGCGCATGGCCGCATGGGGCACGGCCGTCTTCGCCGCCGGTGCGGTGGCGAGGTCCGCCTTCCGGGGGTTTCTGGATCAGAACCCAGAGGTGGAGAAGAGCATCAGCCGCCTCGCGGCCGTGGCCCAGACGGAGCTGGGGCAGAAGTTCACCACGGCGGTGGAGTGGGCCTTCGGTGCGAACGCCGTGAGCAAACTGGAGAGCTTCTCCAAAATGATGACGGGCGCCGCTGATGTGGTGGAGGCCATGGGCACGGCCTCGGCCACCGTCCGCGAGACCACCTTTGCTGAAGTGCTGCAACAGGAGTCCGACGCGATCGACAGGTGGAAGGGCAAGATGGATGAGCGCACCGACTACCTGAAGCGGGAGCTGGAGCACGCCAAAGAGATGAGGAAGCTCATGCTCCAGCAAGACCTGTCCGACCTGGAAAAGGCAGACCTGCCAGAGAGTGAGAAGACGGCAAAACGCCGCCAGCTCCAGCGTGATGCGGGCTGGGATGAGCTGCAAATCAACGATGCGGCAAGGAACCGTGATGAGGAGAAAGTCACGGCCAAAGCGACCCAGGCCGGGGAGAGCCAGGCAGAAGCGGAATACCGGCTGCAGCAGGCCCAGGCGCTGGTCCGGCAACTGGAACTCAAGCGCATCGTGGAGGGTGGCATTACTGCGGACAGAGCGACTCTCTTCGCCCCGCCGAGCATCACAGACGCGGCGCAGCCTGGGGGCGTGGCGGCTGCGAAACAGGAAGTGAAGAAGCAGATTGCGCAGGGCCAGGAGAGGCTCAAACAGGTGAATGACAAAGCCAAGGGCCTCTTCGCCGATCCGAATCTCCCCGATGAGGTAAAGGATGAGCTGAGGAGCATCGACGCACAGGTAAGCGATGGAAAACTGCCCCTGAAGGATGCGATGGAGGAATACCGCAAGGTCCTGGAACAGCTGCACCAGGCGGCCAAGAAGGCCAAGGAAGATGCGCAAAAAGTGGGCGACGAATGGCAGAAGACCGTGGACCGCAATGTGCAGGACCGGGCCAACGAGGGAGAGCAGTGGCAGGAGAGGTCGGGCATGGAAGATGACAAGGCGGCGCAGCAGGCTGAGCAGCAGAAGGGTAAAGAGGACTTGGCCGATGCACAGACAAAGGTGCAGGAGTCAACAGGCGACCTGGAGAAGCAGACAGACGTCATCAAGAAGGCGCTCGATCAGCAGATCGCCATGTCAAAGGGCCGAAACGAAGAGACGGCAGCGAAGCTGCAAGAGCTGCGAGACTCCCTCAATGACGGTGTCGATCCCGGCGAGTTGAAAGCCATCGCTAACGCACAACAGAATCTGATTCACTCCGTCAATCAAGCCGTGAGGGACCTAGCGAGCGCAGTGGTCTCCGCCGCACAGATCGCTCAAGGCTCCATGCAAACAGCAGAGGCGGCCAAGCGTCAGGTGGAGCAGATCCGAGCCGCCAACGACGCCCAACGGTAAACACACCTCAGCACCATGGCAATCGAATGGCTCATCAATGACGAGACCCCAGAACACTGGGGGGTGACGCTGGGCACCCTGACCCGCAACAACCAGGCGGTGGACGTGCTGTCCCTGCCCATCAATCGGGCGGCCGATGCGGTGGTCCCTTTCGACTACGACCAGGTCATCACGCTGAAACGCGATGGCGAGCCGTACTTCCGCGGGCGGGTGATGAGCCGCGTGGTGCGGGGGGAGGCGGCGGGGGACACGATGGCAATCGAAGTGGGCGGCCCCTGGTGGGAGCTGAGCCGGATGCCGTATGTGAAGCTGACGCTGGAGGCGGAGAAGACCTACCGATACCGATACTCTGTGGTGGACGGGGCAGATCTGACCAGCCTGGAGATGCTGCAAATCGTACTGACCTATGCAGTGGGCAAGGGCCTGGGCTTCCAGCTCCAGGCGGAGCCGTATGTGCTCCCAGAGTTCACCCCGCCGCGCCTGACCAAGCAGGACCGCCGATGTGACGAGCTGATCCGCAGCGCCCTGACGGCGCACCCGGATGCGGCCGTGTGGTTCGACTACTCGACCGAGCCGCCAACCTTCAAACTCACCACGCGTGGGGACGAGGGAACAACTGTCACCTTCACCAAGGGCACACCGCCACTCCGTGCCGTGAACTTGCAACCCCGCCCGGATCTGGTGCCCAGCGGCGTGGTGGTGCGCTATGAGCGCAGTGGCACGGCCGTGAGCACGGACGGGATGCGGCCTGCTGCGCTGGTGGATGCCTACCCGCCCGGATCTGAGCCAGACGTGCTGGATGCAATCGCCATGACGATCACCCTGAAGAAGGGTGAGCACGCCGTGCCAGGCTATGCGCGGAGGCTCTATGATGCCTTCGCAGTGATGCCCTGGGAGGGCGGCGTGCAGCTCTGGGCGGCTGATGGCGTGACGGGCCTGCACCCGGGCCAGAGCCTCAACATCACCAGCGACCAGGCGAGCTGGGCCAGCATGGGGGCGATGGTGCAGACGGTGCAGGAGTCCCTGGACAATGGCTTCGTCAACCTGGCCCTGGGCCTGCCCCAGTACTGCGGCTACAAGCCCACGATGTGGACCATCACCCGCCGCCAGCATGAGGACCAGCGGGTGGACACGGTGGACAGCGGGGAGGTGCAGGAGTATGCGCCAGAGGAGATCACCGATGCAGTGCCGCCCACCGCCCTGACGCTGTATGCAGCGGCCGTGGATCCTGAGGCTGGCACCTGTGAGATCCGCGTGACGCCCGGGTGGGTCTCGGCCTCTCACCTGGGAACCACAGAGGACGAGGTGCCCCCTACGCTGGACACCACGGACCTCGACTTTGTCCCGCCGCCCTACATTGCCCTGGGCAAAGGCGGGACGGTGACGGTGTGGCTGGAGCTGGAGATCACGCCCACGATGACAGAGTTCACCTTCACGGATGCCGAGGGGGCGGAGGTGGTGGAGTTCAGGCCCACCACGCCCATCACGTTCGACCAATGCCGCATTCGCAACGTCATGCCAGACGAGCAGATGTGGGACCTCGACTATGAGACGGGCGAGGTGAACCTGACACTCAAGCTGGCGCTGGCCATCGGCAGTGCGACCTGGTCGGTCGAAGATGATGCCCCCACGGTGAACCCTGAGAACGATGGCAACGTGGTGATGCTCCTCATCCCGCCAGGTGGCCTGATCCGCGTGCGAGCCTGA